CGGTGGTTAGGGGCGATCACATCCTTCGCCGCCTGGGCAAGAGCCCAGAAGACGATGGTTTCGACAGGGAAGGTAAAACCGTTTCCCATCGAAGACAGTTTCTCGAAAACTGTCATCTTTCCGTCTACGACACCCTCCCGGGTGCTCAAAGATAGAAGTAGATCGCTCCACGTGTCGGGGAAAAGGTGTTTCACTAATCCCACGGACACGGTGTCGGAAGCAGAACTCAAGTCCAGAGTTGCTGATTCTCCGGAAATCGACCCGTAGAGCGCGGCGCGTTGGTTAGCGCTTTGATCTGCGATGTCAATGCCGACACGCCTGAGGCGTGCAGCCAAGAGATCTCCAAGACCGTTCTGATGCATGGAATTAAACATAGGTTCCACGCAAATAGCACGATATGTCTTGGCGTTCTTAGGTACGAACTCGACTTTGCTGAGGTGTATCGCAACCTCAACATCGTTCTTGTCCTGATCAACGGCCGGATTGAAGTACTCCGGCTTGGACAGTACATCGTCCACAGGAAAGTTCGTGCTACACTGTATGCCGCTCTTCAGTTTTACAACTGGGCAGGCGTTTTTCTTAGGCGTTGCGGTCGTCGCCCCCGGTCCAAAACGTAACCGGACTGCATCGAGGGACGGGCACTCACCTAGGAGCTTGGCGATTTTATATTGAGCAAGGTGAAGAACCTGCTCAACACGCGGGGAAAATTGTAGTCTTCCCTGCGACCAAGCCCTAAAGAGAGCGTTTGTCTCCCGACACAGTTGCTCGGCAGCGATGAACTTTTCAGTCGCTACTCGTTTTCGGTCGATACCAATGTCGAGGTCTTCTCTTTTGGAGAAGAACGCGAGGCATTGTCGGACGATGAATTGATCGTCGGCCGAGAGACCCATGATTGCATCATGACGGTCATCGTAACACAGAGAACGAAGGTCATTGCTAGTAATACTAGCAAGGATGTCGAGCCCCGCTGCAACCCAACCGGACTCAGAGAGCCGGTCGAGGAGCAACCGCGAGAAGTCGAATAGAACATTGTTCGATTCCTCTGAAGAGAGCTTGTGCCAAAAGCTTGGCACGACGGGAAACCCGTCATTCACTTCGCCGTAATTTACGGACATGGTGACTCCTTAAAGTAAAGTGGTCAGGTCGGCATGAACAACTGAATCGTAGCTTCGTCCACGACACCGGCAGAAACCGGGGTCACAGTCGTAGCGACGTTGTTCGAGAAGTTCAGCAAGATCTGCTTACACAGGCGTCGCGAGGCCACGGTCGAGCGTCGCGGGGAAAGAACCCGCAACTCGGCCTTGTCCACGTAAGCCACTTTGGGCGCAGCGGTATAACCCTGGGCGTTTTGGCCGTTGATGGCTTCCATTACTGGAACCGAAGCGGCGACACGCGTTTCCACGAGGCCACCTTGCAATTCACGTTGGATCAGCTCAATTTTAACTTGAGCTTCAACCGGGAGCGAGGGATTGTTCTCACGCCAGAGGGCGTAACGAGAACCATCCTTAGCGACCTTGTTGTCAACGGGTTGCAGGGTATGGACCACGGGGGTAGTTGCACCGTCAAAGACGGTAATGGCGGATTGTTGTGCCATGAGACTTCCTTGAGAGTTTTAGGACCTTCGTCCAAGCAATTTGTTAATACCGGACCAGTCTTGCTTAGGGAACTGGAGGTTTTGAAGGAGGGCCACAGCGCTTACAGCGCGAGACCAGTGAGAAAACACGGAACTCGGGGACAGGTCTCCGAGAGGCGTGGGAGGATTGAGCTCATCAGAGACTGTACGAGTGAAGGAGATTTTCTTACGCTTCGGGGTTAAACCCGGAGTGACAGGAACAGCTCCTTTCATGCTCTTGTGTACAGCAGGGAAATCCCAGTATGTTTCTGAGAAGACGGAACAAACAACCGTCCCCTTCAGGTCTTTAGAAGTTCGTAAAGCCTGGAGGTAACTCCCGATGGGCGCAACCCAATCGCAAACGAAGGAATACGGCAGGACCTCCCATGCAACCCCTGCGAGGGATTGCCAAGAGGGCGCGGAAACAGCAGGAGAGATCTTAAGGTTCGTAATAACATACTGAACCCGATGGATCGTAACCTTCTGTTTGAACGCAAAGCGATAGGCGTAGAGGTCAGAATCTGACAACCACTCCTGTTTCACAAAGCTCTTCCGCGCAGAGAGGCGATTGACTAGCTGGTGATCAGCTCCATAAAGGAGCTCAGCCAGCCATTCTAACCCCTCTTCCATGTCCTTTAGAAGTGGACGCCAGCCATAGGCGAAACAAAGCCAGGCCTGCGAGAAGGTCTTACGACCTTCTGTCCATCCGAGGAAACCATCACGCGCTCGGCCGGCCCACTGTGGAGTGGGGCGGCCTAGTTGGCGGATGATTCCTCG